CGCTATGAACCTCATATACGAATGTGCTATCCATATTCTCGTATGATGGAAGAACAACCTCAGAAGCAAATGTTGACATCTTCATAGGTGGTCCGTACTCTGTCTTTGTAGCAACTGTGATACCTACACCATATACTGTTACATCTACATCGGCTACCTGTCTTGCAGTTCTTTCTTCCGGTGTAGTACCAAACCAAGTGCTACCGAGACTGCCTTCCGGAAGGAGTGTAACCTTGTTATCCGGGTAGAAGTACTGCTCCTTGCCATCATCATCAATGTACATCTTATCGTAAAGTACGATAGTGAGCTTTGTTCTTTTCTGCACTATTGAAATAACAGTATCATCGTCAACATCAATAGTTGCTGTAAGGTTCTGTGCAAGGATTGAGTTTCTTATCTGTGCATTGTCAAGCAAATACTGAAATGTATTGCTGTTCATAAGCGCATATCTAGCAATCTTGCCTTGCTTCTGTAACTTCTTTCTTGCATTGTTAAGGTCTGTAAGTGGCTTTGAATTAGCTGTATCACTCCACATGCTTGTGCCCGTTAACTTTGCATAATGGTCTTTTGTATATGAGCCATCCTTATCGTAATCATAAGCGTACTGAACACCATCACTTACAATGGCAATTACTGGGTGGCCCGCGCTTGTGGCAAGAAGTGACATTCTCATACGCTCAGGTACAACCTCTGCGCCACTTACAAGGTTGTTAGTATCGTCATATACGCTTGATAAAGCACTTGCAAGGTAAGGGTCATCTTCTGATTGAATACGCTCGATTTCAAGCATTTCCTCTTCACCGACTGTCATTCCCTCACGGAAAAATGCCATCTGTGTTTTTTCCTTGCTTAATCCCTCTCTAGCTCTAATTGTCGGGATTGTGTCAAAGTTGGATGGTGCAAGTGATACTGGAAGTCCTTTATGTGTCTTAATCCAGCTTAAATCAAGTCCCTGTTTCTTTCTTTCCGGAAACCACTGTAAACCAAGATAAGGTATCTGATTACTAGCGTTTTCTGTTGCTGATAATGCGATAGACTTACTGTCTAATACTTCATTAATTAACATCTGTTTACCTCCTGTTATTATTCAAATACAATCATTGGAAGAGCCGTCTTAACTGTTTCGTCATATGTAACGCCTGAGTGCGCTTCTGCTACCTTTGTGTTAAGATATGCTTTCTTAAGCAGTACTCCCTGTGGTCTGTCCTCTGTTACATCAAACCTTAAAATACCTACTACTGTGGCTGTGTTATCAGCCTTGCCGGTTTTTCCGATTGGTGTGCCCGCTTTGACAATCTTCTTGCCCTGTGCGTTTGTAGTTGTTACACCATCAAAATCAAGTGTCAGTGGGATTGCCTCATTAGGCTCTCTCTTTAAAATCTGAACATCTCCCGCGTATGAAGTCTTTTCATACTGCATATTCATTTCCTTTGCCATTTTTTACCTCCTGTTATTACTGAATGTAATGTGATAAAATGTTGTTGCTCTTAGGTGTGTCAGATATAAGGCTTTCTGCTATCTTTTCAGCATTTGTCTTATTTCCTGTATCACCATCATTATTGTTACCGCCATTGTTTGGATTAGGAGTACCTTTAAGTGCATTTTTCTCGTACTCCGCAATCGCATTGGCTTTCATGTCGGAAATAATCTTGCCAAGTGATGTTGTGTCAAAAGAACCATCCTCTTTTACTACTGTCTTTGCCTGTTCTGCAGTAATGCCAAAATCAGACATTGCACTCTCTCGTAAATCCCTGACAGCATTATCTTTCTGTAGCTTGGCAATCTGCTGATTGGCTGTATCTAAGGCTTTATTTGCCTTTTCAAGCTCTGTCATGTTGCCCGCCTGTAGCTCGTCAAGCTGTGTCTGTAGCTCGTCAGCCTTGTCGGCTTTAGCCTTGTACTGATTGGCTTTCTCTTTCTCTCTTGCCATTTCCTCACCGCTCTTGTTAAGCAGATTTGTTATCTGCTCATCCGTTGCATCGGGAAAAAGCTTCAAAACATCATTTCTTGTCATTTCAATTACCTCCGTAACTCACGCTTTTGTTATCGCGGGTCGCTCCCGCCGAGTTTTTCTGTTGTTTAACGCACAACTGCAAATTTTTGTATATAAAAAGAGCAACCACGCCGATTAGGATGTAGTCGCTCATTTAATATCAATTATTGAATTATAGAAATTTTAAGCATAAAAATACCCGCTCCGTGGTTTGGAGTGGGTAGTGTGACTAATTAATTAAAGCCCTCTTTAGTTGACTAGTAATCAGTCTCAATTTACAAATAATTGCTTATAACATTTTGAATCAGCGTAGCCTGTCTTACCTTTCCTTCATGTGTTCTATGCAGTCCATCATGTAGCAACAAATCTTTAGTGTAATCATTTAGAAGTAAATTTCCATATATGTCTATGATTGGAACATTTAGCTTTTCGCATACGTTATTTATTGCTTGCGTTTGTTTTGATGAATCATAAGGTTTTTGATGCTCAGCGTCTGCATATCCTGTCATTTTTTGTACGTTGCAAACAAATATTAATAAATTAGATTTATAATTTAGCAACGTTTTAATCGCATACCTTAACGCTCCTGCTGTTGTTTTTGTATTAAGTTCATTTTCAGAATCATCTAAATCAACTAATTTAATACAGTCGTTCGTTCCAAATTCAATAACGACTATGTCGGCAGTATCCAATCCTATTTTTTTCATTTCAGAAATTTGTTCGGTAAAATTTCCCTGTGCTGTCCCGTGATTGTCTCCTGCATATGTCTCTTGGCTTGTAAAATCCTTTTGTGTCAGTGCATTTACCATCCCCACGCAACTATAAGGGTCGTATGATGCTACATCGGTCAGTGCCATTGTCATACCACCTTGACACCAGTTATAGCATTTTGCTCCTGTATTGCTCTGAATTAAATACGGTACAGTGACACCATCCCATTGTTGATATGCATGTATGGAATCTCCGAGGAACACGATGTTTTTCCCTTTTAGTTTGCTTTCTGTTTTTGTTTCATCTTCCTGTAAAAAAATCTTTTTACCGTCTGCATCGTATAATTCCATAGTTGTTACGCCTCCTCGTATGTAAATGTTCCTGTTCCGATATTCGGATGAAATTCTTTTGTTACTGTATCAAACATTCCTATCTTCCCATTTTTTGCTACAGGTAAAAATTCATGTAGCATTTCATTTGTTGTGTCATCATAAATTTTCAGCCAATATACTGTAATTTTGCTACGTTTATACCTACTTGCATTGCTCGGATTTGTCGATGCTGTTGTATTGACATGAAACAAATACAACGGGATAATTGGCATTGTGTCTTGAGTTCCAAAAGATGCACTTCCTGCTGTATAGTGTGACTGTTTTTCTGTATAACTAGAGTTAAGATAAATTTCTTGTGAACCATTCTTAACAACTAAATACATTTTTTTATTTGACAATAAATTGTTTTCTGTTGCATTCCAACTTCCAACATCAACATTACCACTATTAATTATACCGGTTATTTTTGTATGCGACGGTTGTGCTGTTAGCACAAATTGCTTGTAGGCACTTCCAACATTATACTGGTCTGCTCCGAAGAAAAACTCATCAGCATCATCTCCATCCAGTTTCGCAGATAATTCATATCTGTGATTTACATTCGCTACAACTCCTGTATCAATCCAACTGTTTCCATCGCCTTTAATGTATTGCAATGATGTATAATCTGATTCAATTGTCGTTACCGTAATGTTAACATTGCCTGTTACGCTTTCAATTGTTACTGTTTTTGTCGTTGTATCGTAAGAGTTTGATATGTCAACTCCGCCCATCGTTACTACAACCGCAGATATTTTATAGCCAAGTGATGCTGTAACAGTACATTTATACCTGCTTCCTTTTGCAACATAATTGCTTTTGTTACTTAATGTTGCATTTTTAACATCACTTGTAATCTTGTACATTCCATCGTGTACTAATCCATCAAGTTGTGACATCAAAGACGATATATCCTCTGTATATGTTCCTTTTGACAATATGTCATATATCACTATCAATGATTCGTTATTAGCACCCGATGATTTCAAATTATTGATATCTTCCTTTAGTGAATTAGTTTTTTCTTCTAATCCATTCAATTTACCTCCAGTTGCTTTAGCATCAGCCGGCATCCCAGCAATTGAAAGTGTACTATCGGTCGTAATCTGAACAGGATGCTCTTCAAAATACTGTTCTACAATCTTCTTAATTGCTTCGTCAGTTACGCCACCTTGTTCAATTCTCTTTTTAAGCATTGCGTATACTTCGTCAGCTCTCATTGCGTCCTCCTTATTGTTTAATCCAAACACGATTAATGGCATCGTACTTATAGAGTTCCGATACATCAATCATGTAACAACTACTACCAAAAGAGACGTAATGTGGCAACTTGTCGTAGTCTTTTGATAAAGCATTGTATTCTCTGTAATTTCCGCTTGATACAATAGCCGTTATGCTCCCCATGTCCGGGACCTCTTCGCCGGCATTATAGGCTATGCCGTCCTGAATCACTGTATAATCATATTTCATTGTTAATACCTCGCTCATTATTTGTAATATTTAAGACTGCATCTACACCCTGCTATTTCTTTTACCTGTGCCCCTAAAGAATGGTCTTTTGGAAACATCATCAGTGAATTTCCAACCTCAAACGGCTTAAAAATATCAATTCTCTTTCTGTCAACTTCTGCATGTGTAGGTCTGACATGTGAATCTTCTTTCGAGCGCCACTCTTTTGTTTTGTAGCCCTGTTTCACCATTTCGGTTTGCAATCTGTAATTGCCGACTGCATTAGCTTCATTCGCAGCTACATTTTTTGCCCGCTTTTGTGAAGTAAAATACTCTACGTCAGTATTTTGCGTGGTAGCGTCAACTATCTCATTCACAATGTACCGGGCATAATCCGTAATATATGAGGGTGTTCTCTTCACCTTACAATACTGCGTGGCAATGCTCTCATATCTGATGATAAATTCTTTAACGATAGTGGTTATCTCTGTTTCTTCCTTGCCGGATAACAAGGCAAATAGCATAACAAAGATTTTTTCAAACTTTTCAGCAAGTTTTTTTCTATCTTCCTTTTCCTCGTCAGATAAATCCATCTCACCAAAATATGTGTCGTAATCTATGTCTTGTATTTCATTTTTGTCAAGTGTGTGGATTTCATCTGCCATATCAAGCTCCAAAATAAATTGACAGCCAATTATTCATCGGCTGTCTTTCCATTGTTCTTATCATCATTATTATTGTTAGGTGTAGCTGTTGTCGGCTGTTCCTCCGGGAATAACATTTCCATGCGCTTAGCACTTTCAAGAGTGACTTGTTCAGGGTCACTAAACATGTCAATCGTCTTGACGGCTCTCTTGTAATTGATACCGCACCTAAGTAATATTTCAAGCACCTCTGCCTTAACAAGCATGTTGTCAAGCTTGTTGTGATTAATGTGTATCTCAACATCACTAGGCATAAGCGTAAAGCCCTTATTAATTCTCAGCCTGTTAAGAATAAGCCTAAGTGCCATTCTCTCTGATTTCTTAAGGATAGGCTCATTAATAGCCGTTCTAAGTCCAGCATCATAATGTCCGTTTCTCAATTCTACAGCCGAGCCAGTGTCACCGCCTGTGTTGCCCTGACGATTTGCAAGACCTTGAATGCTTAAAAATCTTTCAAAAAGGTCAGTAAATACCACTTGCCCCTCTGTCTGATTAAGTTCGCTCGTCATTACGTCAACATCAGCCTTGTTGTCTGAACCATTGTTAGATTTAACTACCAATGCTCCCTCTTGTCGCATTTTCCTGAATGTATCTATATCAATCTCACAATTAACGAATTTCACCCATGCAGACACAAACTGCTCGACTCCATTAATTCTGTCTGATGTAAGCGTGTTAATAGCGTCTGTGATTGCAATAGTCATTTCAATGTCAGATAATCGTCTTGCATTGTTTGGATATTCAATCACCGGAATTGCTCTGTTGCCGTTTACTCCACTTGCATAAATTTTGTCGTTGCGAATATCAAACCACTCATTGTCGGTGAACACATAGTATATGTTTGCTCCGTTCTCGTCCTCTCCGATTTGACAAGAGAACGCTGGACGTCCGTTGGAGTAGTACACAACAAACGTATACATTGGATTTTCGGAAGATAAGTAAAAATCGCTCTCATCAAGCAACTGTCCTTGTCCATCATCATTACCGATGAATCTGTAGCCGGTACCGCATATGCTTCTCCAACGATGTATATCTATGTCACACTCCTGTTTACTTTCTGAATCCATTGTGATATTAAGCTGTGTAATTTCCTCTGACTTGTGGTTATCGGTGCCACGCAGCACATATTGGATTGGCTCGGCACACATCTCTGCGGTCTTGCGCTCAACAAGCTCATATGCAAGATTTACAGCAATCTTGTTATTGATTTCCGGGCGGTTCACTTTCTGCCGATACAAAATTGGTTGGTCGCCACGATAGTATCTGTCAAGATACTCAATCTCAATAGCGTTTTGCTCGTGAATCACAAGTGCTTTATTCAGTTCTTCGATTATGTTGTTTTTTGTGATTTGCCTTTTACGTGTGAAAATAACTTGTCTGCCGTAATTATTCTGACAGACAGCCGAAAAAGGTCTTACGTTTTTATGAGCATATCTATACATCAATAAAACCTCATGCCACTTGCAGAAGTTCTCTGCGGAACCTCTTTTATCTGAAATTCTTGTGTGCCAGCCCAAAACCATATCCATTTACGGCAGTGCGTACACATTACTTTGTGGTGCTTCTTATCGTTTTTATTCACCCACGTTAATAGCTTTCCGCAACGAGGGCACATTACACTTCGTTTTCCTGTTGGTACAATATTCTGATTATTCATGTCACCCTCGCTTCACAAAAAATAGCACCCACAATCTGTGAGTGCTATTTCTAAAAGAGATTTTTCGCAATGAACGAATTACATTTTTTCATCTTACACATTATCACATTCTAAGCGAACCGAACGAACAAACTTACATTTTTTTAAAAAATCTTTCAAACTCCATTCTTACGCTATCTGCTGTGGCTTTACCGCCAAGCGCATATGCCGTCTGTAGCCATGATTTATTTTCCAAAAATCTAAAATTAATTATTCTTCTCATTCTACTATCATCAAGGCTTGCTATAAATTCCTCTACATCGTTTGTTTTTTCAAGCAAATCATCTTGTAAAAGCTGTAGCGTAGTCATTCTTGAGTACAATAATGTGCGCTTGCGTCCGTATTCAGGGTATGGTACACCCTCGATTTTGAAGTGCTGTGTACCGCCCATACCGCCCGATACAGTGTCAATCACGCTTTCTCCGCTTTCTATCTTTTTAAGATCATCTTGCAATTTAGCAATTTTCTTTCTAACCTCTTTGATTTCCTCTTGCAAATCTGAATACTGTGATAAAACTTCCTTTGTCATTAATAAAGCCCTCCTCTGAACGGATTGTGTACTGCTTCAACCTTTGCTATCCGCTTTTCCTTAAAAATCATATCGCACAACTGTGCAGTAGAATCCACACCATCATCGTGTTTCATTTTGCCCTCATATGTACAAGAAAGAACATTTTGAAAATATTTCTTGTATTCCTTAGTTTGTCTTTCAAGTTTTATGAAATGCAGTTTTCTTATATCCGGCGCGTGATTTTTAATTCTATCCATTTTTGCAGTTTTGTTGTCTGCCGGGTCATGGCTTGTCAATATTGGGTAGCAATCTTTTTCCCATACTTTCTCGCACTCCAAACGATAAGCAGATGTTGTTTTTGTTTCCTCAAAATGCACCTCTGCTGTTTTATTCGGAAACTTATCTAAGTGGCTTTCCATTCTGCTTGTTACTTCGGGGATTGTTATATCCTTATCGCCATCGTTATACACAACATCTACGATATAGTATTCCTTTTCAATCTCATAGCAAATCGGCATTGATACAAAGTCTCCACCGCCATATGCCGGGTCGTTTGCCGAAAAAATTCTATCAGGTCTTATTCCCTCAATTTCTGCCGGGTCAAAAAAGTTCATGTTATCAATATTGAACATCTGACCTTTTCTTTCTATCGGCTCTTGTTGATATTGGGCAAACCACGAAGCCATATCGTCATTATCTTCAAATGAAGCCATTCTGCGCTTATAATCTAATGTGGAATATCCCAATTTGTAGGGATAATCAAAATTGCTCTCATTGTTTTCATTGAGTGCCGGAATTATAACCTCTCTATGACGTATGTTTTTGTATTCAGGATTATTTGCAAGCAATTCAAGTCTACGGCCTTGCACATCTTTTGGCGCCCATCTCGTGCCTATTCCTAGCAACTTTGCTTTGCCGGGCTTAATTCTCGGCATAAAGTTATTATCAAACTTTCCCCAAACTGTAGCCTGTCTATCCTCGCTTAACGCTTCATCAATACCACTAAATAAATCGTCATATACTCCTAAGCCGTCACAGTCACATGCTCCGTTCAGTGTTCCGTATATAGAGCGCATGGTAAATGTTGGGTATGTCTTTTTACGCAAGAAGTCTATCGTAAGGTCTTTTCCGTCTGTGATAGCTTTTTTCTCTACAATTTTAGGGTAAATATCTTTGTAGGTGTACGTTGGGTCATTTACCATTTCTAATGTTCCATCGTAAAATCCTCCGGTTATTTTGTCAGAATATGCCGAATATAGATTTGACCTTTCAGGCCTGTTTGAGCCAAACCACAAATTACCCATTTTAACGATTTGAGTCTTTCCGATACGTCCGGGGCAAAACACCATGCCCTCATCAAGTTTATCATCGTACAAATCTTGAATGAGTTGTGCGACTTGGCTTAACGGATTTCTTCTTGGCAAATAAAATCTTTCCCATGGTGGGCGATTTTTTTCCATGTAAATCATAAAGCTCTCAAACTTATAGTGAGCTTCCATCAGAAATAAATCAAAATAGTGATTAACTAAGTCATATGGTGTAGTCTCATGCTCGAAATGGTAATAATCCAAATCCCAAATCGTGCCACCTGTTTTAGCCGTGCAGAAGTCCTCTATAAGTTCTTTCGCCCTCTTAGTGAGTTGTAGCCCATACTCAATGTCTTTCTCTCCATTTATGGCTACACTGCAAGCGTCTACATAGGCATTAATTACCTGTTCATCTATTCCATTTTTCTCTATGTAATTTTCGTAACTATCAACTGTGGAAATAAGGCTTTGACTAGCCATGAAAAAAGCACCTCCACTTTTAAAAAGCAAAGGTGCTTATAGACCTCTGCCTATAACTGTTTTAGGGTAGCGTTGCAAGCTTATATGCAACGGTTCTGATATTTTATGATTGTTCTCCGTAATAGAATCCAGTCACTTCATAAAATTTTTTAGAATAAATTATGTAACTGTATTGGTTGCTTCCCGGTCTTTTATAAGCTATTCCCCAATCAACAAGCTTATTCTGCAATAGCAAACGTACTGTCTGAGCGTCAACATTCAGAGCTTTCGCAGCAACCGCCACCGGAATATTAGCTTTCTTAAACACAAGATTGTCCATCGTCAGTTTTCCTTTCTAAAGAAATCTTCTTGAAAGAGTCTTCGTCTGTCTCTTGCTCAGATTTTAAAAAATCACATATGTATGCAAAATCACGCCAAAGTCTTCCATTGTCTCTATATGATACCCATGATTTATCTGTTGTCAAATCAAAAATTTTCGCTTCTAATAAACCTGTGATTTTGCTATATAGATGGCAATATTGTTCTTCTGAAAGATTTGGGAAATATTCCCTTAATATTTTAAATGCACATTCGCTGAATCTGTCAAGTTCAGCTTTTTTATGTTCGTCAAGGTTTTTATATTCTCTTCTTAAGCGACGTTTAATAATAAATATCTTAATTTTTTCTTTAAGCATATCAAATTCTTACCTTTCAAATTGTGTAAGTCTTGTCTTTTGGCTTGACTTTTCCTTTTTCTTTCCCTTTTTCGTAATTTTTTATAAATACTACTTTACCGCTTTTATAATGTCTGTAATGTCCTCTTACTTCCCAACAAGGACAAGTTATAGCACGATTTCCACTTTTAGTAATCGTCAATCCATTTTCATTTACATAATCAACGATTTCATCGAGCAAATAAATCTTATTTTCTCTATTTCTTTTGCTTTCAACCTTTTGTGTGTTAAAAATTTTGGCGCCTTTAGGTCTTTCCGTTCTTTCTCTTGGTGTCGTCATTATGTATGCCATTACAGAATATATATAATCAGCCCAATTGCAAGAAACATCTCCGAATTTCTTATAATCTTCAATGTTTCTGTATTTTGTTTCTATCCTATCCCCTACAATATACCAGTTAAATTCTACTGCCACCTCATATTCTTGAGATGTTTGATTGAACATTGTAACCCGGCAAGAACAGTCGTTTGGATTTCCATCATTTGTTGCCACATCAAATATCATTGCAGTATCTTCATGCTTATTTTTTGTAACTACAATCGTAAATGAATCATATATAAACTTTTCGATAAGATTATTGTTGAGCTTTTCGCTTATTTCGTCCGAATAAACAACTATTGTATTCACATCCTATCCCTCCTAGTTCTGATAACTTTTCCCATTTAATCTTCTAGGTCAGCGGCTACAATTAGTCCGTAGTCGGTAATATCACTTAATCAATATCTGCAATGCTTTCTACAAAGCAATTGTAGTAGATATATCTCTTGCCGTTAAAATCAAACTTAACATATCCACCATCATTTGTATCAATATCAATCTTGCCTTCGTATGTTGCAAGTTCCTTGCCGTCTGCCGTGTATACAGTAATTGTTCTCTGCATACCACCATTTACATCACTTTTCATATCTGTTACCGCTCTGTCCCATGACGCACATCCGGTCATTCCTAAGCACAATGTCAATCCTAATACGACTGCTAAAATTTTCTTCTTCATAAAAATTCCTTTCTGCTGATAATCAGCAATAATTATTTAGCTGTAATAAACCGTTTTGTGGCACAAAGGGCATTTGCATTTCCAGTTATCGCCCTCTCGTTGGTCACCGCAGTATATATATTCTTCCTCAATTGCGTCAAAAATCGTTCCACAATTCCTACATTTAAATCTTAGTGGTTTTTTGGCTATGTTCAAATCGCCCTTTTTAATTATTTTCATATTCTCACTCCTTAAAGCAATCTCTCAACGCTTGCTTGTCTGCCTCATTATCCGCCACAATAACAGGTTCATCTTCTAAAGTGGAACAATCTATAGGCTCGCCATTTCTACCGCCTATTTCGTGTGATTGTGCTTCTCTAAGTGCTTCACGCTCTATTGATTTAATTACTTCTGCCATGCTCATTACTCAAACGCTCCCATATGCTACTCAACTACATACCAATCTTCTGCTAAACAATCATTAATTGACGGAACCCATGTAGAAACAGTGTCATTAACATTTTTGATAGCAAAATACGGATTGTAATGTACTAAATCGTCTTTATCTGCAATAGATTTTCCAATTTCTGTATAAGACTTAAAATTGCCAGCCGGAACGTAATACACAAACATTCCCTTGCCATTCCAACCTTTTCTTGCTACTTTTTTGCTGTTTTTTAATGCTTCAATTGCCTGTCCAAAATTCATAATTTATTTTCTCCTTTACAATTTATTATTTTTCATTTTCCATAAATCTTTCAAATTCTTCCATGCATTTATAGCACAAGTCGTATGTGGTATTAAAAATGCCGTTCTTTGTAACCGAATTTTCACACAGTATTCCTTTTTCTATTTCCGCACCGCACCTATCGCAAGTGCACCATTTTCTTTCATGCTCCATTTTTCATAAACCTCTTGAACTCTTTCCTGCACTTAGGGCATAAATCGTATTGCATATCATCTCTCCATATAGCCATTGGAAACACTTCCTTTGCTAAATCTTCGGCTGTGCATATGCTTTTTTCGTAAAGAGGTTTTACCTCTCTTGTTTTGATATATGCATTTTTTTCATCGTAGCGTATTATTTCTTTTCCGCACCTGTCGCAAGTGTGCCATTCTTTTTGATGTTTCATTCTTCCACCGCCTTTTAAACCAACCCGTACATATATAGAATATCAAGTGGTGTTATTCTATCTCGCTTAAAAGAATTTCTGACAATATAATTTGCCAACTCCCCATCTTCCCATCCGTCCGTACTTGTCATAGAATCATAAATCCGCTTATATTCTCCGGTCAGTTTGTCAAATTCAAACCATCCCAAGTCAAGTGTTACTCCGTAATCATAAAATCCCCTGTCAGACCACTTTCTGACATAATACATTAACTGCTTATATGAGAATCCAAGCCTTTCAAAAATATTTCCAATAGTTCTTATGCTCAATTCTCGATTGCTTGAAGGCAATTTTCTTTTCTGTTCATTCACGCAAGCTCTAAAAAATATTTCTTCTAATGCTTTCATTCTTCCGCCAACTTCCTAAGCACCATACATAAACCTATTTCCAAAATGGAAATCATTTAGTGCTTTTTCCAATTCGTCTTTGTACCCAAATGGGCTTAAAGGGCTTTTTATTTCTTCCCTCAATACAGGCGACATATTGTCTATCAAAATGCCTTGTGTAGCACTTGCAAGATTTTGTGGTGGCAAATCCGCTAAAGCACATAACTCCATTCTTTTATGGTCGCATTTTTCAGATTTAGGGCAACTTTTACATTTTTCTGCTAATTTACTTAAAGGTTCTGCCATTGCTACACCAACTTTCTACCGCAGATAGGGCAATGGTCGATATCCATAACTTCCCAAAAATCAAAATAACTGTTAAACACACCAATCTGATACGTGTTATCTTCCGCTTGCATAATCCCATCTGATAAGTTCCTGTTTGGAACTAAGCTATAATCATCAGTATTCCATTTTGTAGGATTTTCGCAAAATTCACACATGCTTCTTATTTCTCCTTTGCCTTAAACAGTGTGTCAGGAAATGGAATGCCTAAAAAATGCATGTTGGCATATTTCCTAAATGTTGGTGCGCTCATGCCGGCTATCTTTGCTGCTTTCGCCTGTGAACATCTGCCATATGCGTATTCCATCAATCCCTCTCGGAATGAATCAATATTTCGTGTCTTAACTCCCTTTGCCATATTTATACCTCCGTTTAGTATTCTATAATGCCTTGCGCCAACTGTAGCAGATAGTCGCTTTTAGCAAAATGTGTTATCGAGTAGTTAGTCTCTCTTCTATGTGTTCGTCTGAAATGCTCATTAACCATTCTATCAAGCCCGGTAAGCCCTGTTTCGTCTGCTAGGTAAACATCTGTCCACTCAAAGTGATTATGCTCCGTATCAGATACATTAGAAAGCGACAGGCATACATTAGTCAGAGTCTTATCGGTCAAGATTGGGTGAACCTTGCAAAAATATGTTTCGTACAGGTTCATGTATCTGCAAAATGCGTTTTTGACTACTTCTCCGACCGTCTTGTTTTCAATGCTGTTGTCGCAGATTTCAGAGAACCTATAGACCATATCATCTTTCTTTGCTTGCATATCCTGTCGGGTGACTCTTGCCGTCTGTTTCTCGGAAACAGATGCATGTACCTCTCCATCAATGTTAGTTGATGTATGTACCTCTCCTATAGTTTCACTTATATTATCTTTTATATTATCTATATTATTATTATGAGTATCAACTTTTTGAACACCCTCGTTCAAGTTTTTTGAACACCCATTATGATTTTTTGAACAGGTGTTCAATTTTTTTGAACTCCGTTCAAGTTTTTCTCTTTCTTTTCGGATTTGCTTTCTTAATTTTATTTCTTTCAATTCCTCATTGTTGGGTTTGGTTGCACTATAATTACAAAATTTTACTCCGTTAATAGTTTTCTCTGTCTTTTTAATAAAGCCATCATCAGCTAATTTGTTAAGAAGATTAAAGGCTGTGGTTCTTGAACAATTCAACCACTCTGCAACATAATTTAGACTTCCCTTAAATTCGCTCTCATCGTCTTGTGAAAAGCCATACACTAGCGCATAGGCAATTAATTCATTTCCTGTAAGCCCTAATTCCTTTACCATAAACCCTTGAATTGCTATAAAATTTTCATTTTTAATTTTTGCCATTTTATTTACCTCCTACGAAAGATAATAAGAGCGTACCGCCTTATTCGCTCAACTCTACGATTAGTAATAACAACAAACAGGCAGTCGTAGTTCTGCTTTTCGGTAGCTAACCTAGTTTGTTGTAATTGATGTGGTGTGGATTTGAACCACACATAGCAACCACTTGTACAACAGGTAACACCCTATACAGGTTCCTTTGCTGTCTTTTTAATTCAGCAACTTGTTCCTAACCAAAGTGTGGGTTGCCTTATGTTTAAGCGTTTACCTATTCCGCCACACATCAACAGTCAGCGTATGCCGACTAGCGCAGATACAAGGACTCGAACCTTGATAACGATTTTACTCGTTAGAGAGATTAGCAATCTCCTGTGATACCATTACACCATATCTGCACGCGCCGTGGCAACACTGATTGTCACCACGAATAGCCTTTTGTACTTCAAGGCTACGTAGTGCTACTAACACTACTAAATCGGCAAGGTTGGGAATCGAACCCACGACAAATCAGCTAATAGCCGACTGCTCTACCACTGAGCTACATGCCAATATTGAGGGTGAAGTCTAAGGAGTGGCTACACCCTCCGGAGATATAAATTTGTATGTGCTGTAGGAAAAGAACTAGGAAACCTACAGCAAAGGACATGTGAGGGATTGCACCTCACCTAAGACTCACTAATTTGAGTTGCCCTAGTTTAACAATTAATTAAAGGGGGTATATATGTCTACTCTGCCTATTACAGATGTCTTTACGACAGGTTGGTTTTCACGCTCGTGCATTGTGGGATTATACACGATTAAACCCTCACGAGCCTTGTGACGGCTCTTAACAGCTTTCCACTATGAGGGTGAAAGGAACTACTAAGTCCAATGTCGGGGAACCAAGTAAACCCCGAACAGGGCATGTTGGATTTGAACCAACGTATGCAGCAGTCAAAGTGCTGTGCCTTACCGCTTGGCGAATGCCCTATATCTATTGCCACATGAATGCTATGGCAAGTATCTGACCAAACATTATAGCAATGCTAATGAGCCTTGTGGTAACTGCCACTTTTCCGTTTAATGTGGCGTTTGCCATTCCAAACGCGATTAATGTCAGCCATACTGTTGTTGCAATTTTTAGTACAAACATGATTTACACCTCAAAATCTAATTATCCTTGTTTTCTTTCAATATTGACTCGGCTATGCACGCAAGAGCTAAAAACACTATTGAAACAGCCATTGAGTATCGGTCAGAAAAGAGCATTCCATAAAGCAAGCAGAATAAAATTATCCATGCATACAGGCCCTTAAGAAACATTGGCATGAATTTATAAACAATCTTGTCGAAAATCTTCCATTTGCGCTTAGATTTAAGCTCATGAGCCTTAATTGTGTACCATGCAGCCTTACTCATATCCTCAATTACAGAGCCTTTATGCCCGGCACGATATTTATACTTGTATGCAGTAATTTCACACCATTTCGCCACATCCTTAAGTCCGTAAATGTCAATCATTTCATCAATGCATTCTTTACGATTAGGCAAATTGTAGTGGCTAGGGTGATTTACCATATCGGAATTAATTTTATTAGACTCAAATCCTGTTAATTTCATAGCTCTTAGCTCCTTTACTGTTATATATTATATATAACTAATATTTAATCATAGTTGTATGTATATATATTATTATTGTGTATGTTGTTTAATTAATATATAACTTATGTTATAATAATAAATACTGCTTGGTGCGGTTAAGGTAGGGGTAAAGGCCTTTTTGTTTTGGCGGATATTTTGGGGACTAAGTGGGGCGGTTTTTTGCCTTTCATATACACCCCTAGGGCACCCAATGCGCGCATTGCTCGGCTCTCAAACATCAAGCATTTTAAATTGTATCTATTGCATGTACAATTTACTTCTATGCTTTCAACTATTCGCTAAACAACTGTTTTGTGAATAGTTGTAATAATTCAATGGTCTGCAAAGCCTTATAATTCAAGGGATTAGAATTGTATCTATTGCACATACAATTACTTGGCATTATCAACCATGCTATCGCTCGATAATGCTTTAATAGTCTGACTATTTGCACCGCCTAATTGCGGCAATTCATTGGCCGTTAACGCTCTCGCTTGCTGTCTGCTATCGCTTGTATATGGTGAAGCCCAGCCATAACGCCTGTTGAGTATTGCAATAACTCCAACTGGATTCTTTGCCCCGGTCACGAGCTTATTTGAGAGACTTTCTTCTTGATATTTTCTCAGTTTTTCCAAAATTTCCGATGCGGTCGAGCTTAGCGTATTCTTACCCCAATCATAAATAGTACTATCAGGAATACCAGTTAGAGAACTAAATCCCAATATACTAACTTCTTTATCATACTTCATACACATATCATAGATATATATATCTAATACATACATAACTAAATTAAAGTCATAACTATTATAATTACTTTCTTTAAATACTTTATTATTTGTATTGTAGTTATCTTTAGACTTAAAATAATTACTATCAAATAACTTTTTTTGGATATAATACAAAGCACTATTCCATACACTTTGAGACTCTTTTTTAATATCCTCAATCTTATTTACTTCGCAAAATTCATTTAGATAAAATAATAAATCATTTTCGTAAATTTCAATCTGATCTGACATGTAATACATCCCCCAAAAAGCCAAATAAAAAAGCCCACACCGCTTGGAGCAATTCCAAGTGGCACAGGCTAACCGGCATCTGCTTATTAATTTAATTAAAATAATAATAATCAAATATACTTATTTTGTCAATATACTGATTATTGGATGTATAACAATAACTGTATTAATTAATATATACCACATCACACATATATATTAATTATATTATATAATAAAAAGCCGGTCACAAAAACCGACTTTAAATTTTAAAATGGACACTCGTTGTTATTGTTTTCCAGCTCGTCCAGCTTGTCCAATACTAATTGATTGACAAACCCGTTAATTGTCAGCCCTTGCGCCTGTATCCGGTCTTTTGTG